TACGGAGTTCTGATACCCTATTTCACAAGCCCATTCCTCGCTATAACCTGCTGCCCTGGCGGCTCTTGCTTTATTCCAATCGACAACGTATTCCTCGCAATATTTTTTTTCCTTGTCAGTTAAAATATGCTCTAGTTCGTCTCTTGTATATACTTTATCTTCAGCCATTATTTGAATATTTTATTTAAGCTATTTTGAAATGATTGAAATACAAAAGAGAAACGATCATTAATATAGTCTGCTTGTCCTGAGTTGTGGTTTACGTTATCTATTGATAATTGTTCACTAACTAACTTTTCAGTTAATTTAGCCTTTAGTTCTTTGAGTGTGTATTGTTTTTGTTCAGTCATTGTCTTTATATTTAGTTCTTATTCCTTCGCTTAATCCTATCGGTTGAATAATTGGTTAGAGTATTTTCAATTGATTCGTTGTTTGGTCTTTCTCTGTGACCGCATTCAGGACAAACTAGCCAGTTAGACTTCTCGCCTAACTTCTTTTTATCTTTTTTTAGATAAATACAGCAATCAGGGCATATTTGATCAATCATGACAACTTGCATTTTGGAGGTTCTGGCAATGGCATCCAGTGAGTTGGAGATAAATAACAACGGTCTCCATCTTGCAAATAATACCAATATCCATCACCGTCTAATTCAGTAAATGCAGCACCCTCTATTCTATCCTTATTCCAAAAGGCTAATACGTGTTCTTCTGGTTTTGGCATTTTCTGTTTTGTGCTTATCCATTCCATCTTTGATAGTTTTATGAATCAAAATTAGTGAATTAAATTAAAAAAAACGATATAATTCAATAAACTTCAATTGTTTCATTTGACTCTTTCTTTCTTTCTTTTAACTGTCTGAAAGATATATTTGATTCATGATACTTAATCATGTTTTTCTTTCCCCCTTTTTTGCTTGGAAAAGGTTCTAGTTTTTTGAAATAAACTGTACGTCTAAATCTAAAGTGAGGAATCAAATACAGATTACCAAATTTATCTGCAACTAAATAATCAAATCCACGGTATCGATAAGCGATTTCTATAAGTATTGCTTTCATTGGTGTTTTGACTATTTAAGTGGTGATATATACAAGTTATGGGTAAGCATATTGCAGCCTAAATCAAACATCTAATAAGCTTTTAATTACAGCTAATCTGGCTTCAATTGCCTTTTCTATATTTGAGTAGCACCCAATATATTTTGGCTTTTGATTTTTTGAGTCTCTGACAAATAAAACGTATGGAGATACTGTTTTTTTTGTATTTATGGTTATTCCTTTAGGTAGTAAATCTGTATTATTAGTATAATATTCAAGCTCAAATTTATCTCTGGCTTCATTTGCTAATTCTATTGTATCAAAACAACCAATTTTAACTAATATTTTTTCTTTCTTATCCCAGAATTGGGATATAAAATTGCTGTTTGTAATATCTTTTGTTGTCCTCATTTCATAAATTTTTTAAATTTGCTAAATCTGTTTTGTACTCTATTCGCATTTATTGATTTATCTTTCGATATGTCAACACTTTCACTTTTCAGGAAGTTTTCTATATGTGAATTTACATCGCCATTAATTCGATTGAATGATAGCCAATTTGAAATACCATTCCACGCTGACGATTGAGATTTATGTCCAAATTCGGGTCTATATTTTGTCATTGATGAATGATAAATGCCTCCCCATAACTTTGTATACCCAAAATTGGGGTAGTAATGGGTTTCCATGCGTTGTTTTTACTTAGTAAATTATTTTATTTTGACAGGAAGTAGGTACTTATTCCCCAACTTCGTGTATACATCAGCGTTATTGGCAACCCTAAAAGAGCCGCTTTTGAGAGACATGCGTTTCAAAGGCTTTGACACCTTTTGAAAAGTATTCAGGATCAATCTCGCAAATATCAAGGTCAAAACCTTCAATTTCGCAAGCAATAGCGATTGACATAGAGCCGCCGTGAGTATCAAGAATTTTCATTCCTTTTGCTGCATAGTTTTGTAAAAGCCAACGGTATAAATCAACAGGCTTTTGTGTCGGGTGAAATTTATAACCTATTGTTGTCGGGCTTTTATCGTATTTTTTGCAAGTAGAAGAAAAAGAAGTCCAAGCCATTTCAAACTGCGAAAACGTAACATCAAACGAAAACTTTTTATCCCACATAAGCCAACAACTTGTATTTTTGGCTATGTTGTCCATAAAGTAATTTGCGCCCCAAATAATTTGGTTTTTACTTACCCTAAACAATTCATCAAAGTATTGCTTTTGCGGTGGTTGTTTGTCCCAAATTGCTTTTTTACGTCCGCTATGTTTGTCGCCTTTCCGCCTTCCAATACTTTCGTTTATGCTAATCCCATACGGCGGATCAACAATCGCCAAATCATAGAAATTGTCAGGAATCGTTTTCATAAATTCCATACAATCGACGTTGTGGAAACGGACTGAAGGGCAGCCAATAACTTCGCATACCCGCAATAGCGGTTTTGTCGGTTCTTGTTGTGTATTTGTATCTAATTCTTTAAACATATTTTGACAGTTTTATGGTACTTATTCCGCTACTTCGTGTATGCTACACCGTTATGGGTTATTTAAGTCGCTCTTTTCATCGACATTGAGTTTTTCTTTGACTACCTCAAAGAATCGACAGAGTGCAGCTTCATAGCGGACTTTTGCAGAACTATTCGCATACGCAATCGGAGACAAGTCAAAGAATTCGGCTATTTCCGTATTGGTTAAGCCAAGTTCTTTTTTAAGTTCGTTAATTGTCATTTTTATGATATATTTTAGTAGCGTTAAACAAACATCCTTCAGGGCAATCATCGTTATATTTACCTTCGTAAATAGCCCAACTTGTCATATCTACCGAATTATAAACTGAATTATATCTAAAACTTTTGGCTTCTTCAATTGCATCTTCTAAGTTTTCTGATTCTAATTCAAATCCGCAAAGTCCGTTTAAAACTTGTACATAATAACCATCTTCAGCAACTTCAATTTCTTCAACTTCACAATCAAAAACACTTGCAACAAATTCTTTTTCAGTTTGTCCGTTTTCTAACCAGTCTATTGTTCCGGCTTTGTAATCAGAATTGTGATAAGAAGCGTTTCTATTAAGGTCTGATTCTGCGTTTTCGGTGTATCTTAAAAAGTAAGTCATAGTGTGTTGTTTTATTGTTTTTGTATATACCAAAGATAAGCATTTACTTAATACAGGTCAATAGGCGAAATGTTAAAAGATGTTAAATTATTAAGTATTGACTTATTATTTTAATGAAAAACAACCCATAACAGCAAAGTACCCGCAAGTCTGGCAGGTGTGGTTTTCGATCTGTATTACTTCGCCATTGCTTTTGCGCTGACATCGAATTGAGTAGCCCGTAATCCAGCCCTGACGTGTACTTGCAGACCGTTGTAGGCAATGCTAAGTCGCTTTTTTCGGCTTTTTCGCGGACAAACAAGCGGCGTTGAGATTTAGTTCCATCCATAGCGTGAGATTGCCACCAGTGGCCAAATTCGCTTGTTCTTGCCAGTTGTTGACATCTTCCTCGTTAAATCTTTTATTGAGTATTTTTGTTCGGGTTTTATTTGCCATATTAATAAACTCCTATGAATGTAACAATAAGATAATGATTGCCGATTGTATCAGCGTGGCTAGTTGTTGACAATACATTAAAGCCAGTACCCATATCTGACAACCAACCTTCATATTCTTTTTTTAACTCAAAGAAATTATTGTTCTTAAAGAAAGCAGTTTTTGTTTTCATAGTTCAGTAGTTTCAACAGCTAAATCAAAATCAAATCTAAATTCTCTAAATGTTTCCCTTGCCAAATGGAAGTGTTTTTCATTTTGATCAAACTCAATGCTAAACCAAGTTTTATCAATCCATTTCGGTAAACTTTTCCAAGCATTCATAAATGTTTCGTTAGGCGTTTCACCTAACTTACATTTTCTACGATCTAACCCAGCTCCAAATTCAGTAGTTAGATTTACAATAAATTCAATTCTTTTAGTTTTCATTTGATTTACGTTTTAAATTGTCTTGTAAATGTATATACAATTTCAATACAAAACAAATTTATTTTTAGTTGACAGATATGTTATAAAGCACTGCCAACAACTTCAACTATATGTCAATACGGGCAGTTCTGGTTTTCGAGCGTTTGTTCTCGCTTCAACTTCTATGCAGCCGGACAGGAAACCTCCCCGTATCCCGTACTGCATATAGTTGTCAGCGTTATGTGCAACCTTAAAAAAGCACGCATTGGCGTTTGTGGTTCTTGAATCGTTCTACTGCCGCTCGAAAATAGTCAGGGTCGAGTTCAATGCCTACAAATGTCAGGTTCTTTTTATCTAAGGTATTTGCTTTGTCTATTGCTATTGCAATGCTTCCACTTCCTAAGTGTGTGTCAAGTATTTTATCGTTTTCATTTGCGTAATTATTAAGTAACCATTCATAAAGTTGTATCGGTTTTTGTGTTGGGTGTATGCGTTCTTCTTTGTTTTTCATATTTTGCTGAAGCATACCGTGCCAAGTAATATTTACAAAGTCTATTTTTTGCAACCAACTCAAATATGCAAGTTCGCCAGTGCTATATGTCGGCATTGTTACATTCTTATGCCAGTAAAGCATACCGCCAACCAAACCAAAGTAATTTGCACCCCAAATTATTTGTTTTTTGCTTATCCTTTTAAGCTCAGCAAAGTATTCTTCTGTTGGTATTGCACTGTCCCAAATTTGCCCCCCAAAATCGCTACTTATTGCAGCACTCTTTTTGCTTTTTAATTCTCGTTTACTGTTTTTTAAATCAGCACCAATCCCATAAGGCGGGTCAACTATTGCCAAATCGAACTCTTTGTCTTTAAAAGTCTTCATTATAGCCATATTGTCGGCATTGTAAAAAGAGAAAAAAGGCAGCACATAACACGGTATAAAACCAATAGCGGTTTCGGTGGTTATTGTTGCTTCGGTGCTTGTATTTAAATCTGTCATAATTTGATAATTTAGTGTTTCAAAATCCGCTACTGGTCTTATACCCATCGTTATTTACAATTTAAAAGAACCGCACTTTTGAGATTACTCGCACCATCAGAAGGGTCGATAAACATTCCATAATTAAAGTATAGGTTATTTTTAGTTTGCAATATAATTTCTGTTGTTCTTGCTTTGTTTTCAACAATCTCGAAAACTTTAAATCTGAATGATTTTTTTGGAAAGTCGTGAACATCTCTATGAAATTCACAGGCAACTTGATCTCCTTTTTTAAGATTTTGAAAATCTTCTAATGTGGTTAACTCTTTAGTAATAATCATTTTATATTTTAATTAAGTGATTTAAAAACTGTAAATAACTTTCAATAACGGTCAAGTCTGGCAGAGTCGGTTTTCGGTCGGTATTTCACGCAATATCAGTTCCGGTTTTCGGTGGAAACACACTCCGCAGCCAGCCCTGCCGTTATTTATGCCGTTATATGCGCATTCAAACGGCACTTGACACGGTATCAAATTTCTTTAATTTTTCCTGTATTTCGACAAGTTGCTTGTCAAGTTTCTCTTTCTCCTCTGCTTTAAGATTAGACAGATAAACGTTTTTAGTGTCAATTTGAGACTGAGTTAAATATTTATCATCAATAGTGGCAACTTGACGATCAGGAAATTTAAACTCCAAAAGTCTTTTCTTAATCGTTTCGTCAATTTCAGATTCTGTTGGATTTATTAAAATCCCATATTTAGGGCAAAGAAAATCGCCCGAAGTATAACCTTCATCGTAATAAAGTTTATATCCCCAATAGTTTTCATCAGTTGAATTTATTCTTGTTTCCATCGAAACTTTTAGTCCGGCAAAACTTTTATCTTTGCTTTCCATAACTTTAGGCATTATTCTATCTTTCGAGAAAAGAGCCAACGTTTTAGCGTTAATCAATTCAGTTTTATTAAGAATAAACTTATTCTTTGTTATTTTGGTCGTGGTCAGTTTGGCAACTTCATTGCTTAATTTTGATCTTTCAGAATTTAATAACCGAACCTCTTGCTGTAATTCATCTTTCTTTTTAATCAGTTCTGAAACTTCTGATGAAAATTTAGGAACAGGTGGAGTTTTAAAAACTACATCAACAACAATGTCGTTTTCATCAATAAACTCTACCATTTCTGAATCTTCTCCAAAAAATTGTTCGTGTTCAAAAACTTTATTTACAATAAATTTTTCGCCTAATTTTTCTTTTAAATAACAGGCTTGTCCGTTTGATAGATAAACTAATTCCATTTTTTTTTTGTATTAAATTGTTAGTAATTTGACTTTAAATGAAAACGGGCAACAACTTTGTATAGCGGTCAATAAGGGCAGTATTTAGTATTCAGGCAGTTCAGCCCGTAATTAGCTCAATGTAGCCCGACAGTTCGCCGCTTCGCATCCCTTACTGCCGCTATACATCAGCGTTATGTGCAATTAAAACCCGAGCATCCTGAGACATTCATCGGTTAACTTTAGATCATATCTGATTAAGTCTTCGACACATTTAGGACTTTGACCATATACATTTCCAATAGTTACCTGATTCCAAAATTCTTTACTGGAACTAAACATTTTCCCTTTGTGTTCAATATTAATCTTTCCAGTTAGTAATATTTTACTTTTAGCTTCCATGTAAATATCATTTGAAACCTTTATAAATTCACCGTTCCATGTTCCATCAAATGAAAAATATCCGGCTCCTTTATAATCTTCAAATAAAAAATTACCGTTTTTATCAATCGGCCAAATAAATGAATATTTGAAAGTTTGAATAAACTTACTGTAATTAGTAATTACGGTTAACTTTTTCTTAGTTGCCCATTTTTTAGACATTATCAATTCAATAAAGCTGTGCATATTCATTAACTGCACATAACTTTGCATACCCAAAATTGGGGTATCGTAGCAGGTTGTTACTGTATTTGTATCTATTTCCATTTATTAAATTTGACAGGTTATTACTATTTATTCCCCAACTGCGTGTATTGGCGGGAGCGTTATAAACCATTTAAAACGGTAACATCATCAATATCAAACTTTCCGACAGACGTGACAAGCATACATTTAGTGACTTCGTTTTTAGGACATTCAATTCGGATAAACAATACATCGCCCTTATCGGTTTTAGTAAAGTTCTTATAAATAAGTACATTGTCTTTCAGCCTTTTGACTCTTATAACATTCCAGAAGTTAGTCATATAGTTTTGTGGATATGACAATAATCCGGTTTGAGATTGTGGTTTTTCGGTAAAACCGGACTGAATATTTAAAAGCATTTCAATTTCGTAGTTCATAATTAAAACGGTTTATAACTTCCATTACCCGTCAATTGGGGCAGCGGACGGTAATTAAATGTTTGTAATTTCGTAGTCACGTTATCGGGGTGCGAACGGAAACCTCTCGTAATCCCCAACTGCGTGTAATTATCCCGTTATCGTCAAGGCTAATTGGCGACCGCATCAGTGTAAATTTCCTGTTTAATTGCGTTGACAAATATCGGCCAGACAGTTTGCCAGAATTTACGGAAATGTGGAGTGATACCGTGATCAATGTCTGGACAATGATCATACATCCGCATTAATTTGCCTTGATTCCACATTCTTGCTTCAAATTCAGATTTACCAGTGCAATCTTTAAGCTCTTCTATTTCGTCCCAAATTTCACGTGCTTGCTCTGCTGTATATGTTTCATCTCTCCGGTTTTCAAGTAACCGTTCTTTGTAACCTTGTAAAGTGCAATCAAGATCAAACCATCTATCCGCGCCAAATTTATCGGCTGCATATTCCAAATTCAAGTCAACTAAAAATTGCTTAAATCCGCGGCCGCACGCTCCCCAATAGTTTGCGTAATTGCCGTAATCAGAAGAAATGCTAATTCTACCTGATCTATCTCCGGTTACATCAATTGTAATGTCAGCCCAATAATTTCCGCTTTCGTGGCGAATCTTATAACATTCGACTGTTGTTTTTTCGATTTTAAAGTTTTGTATTTCCATTGATTTATAAGTATTTAGTTTTAATTGTGGACATCAAAGCCCTGAACGATAACTTTGTATAGCGGTCAATAAGGGCAGTATTCGTTTTCAAGCCTTTTAGCCCGTTTCATCGTCAATGTAGCGCGACAGTTCACCGCTTCGCATCCCTTACTGCCGCTATACATCAGCGTTATAGGGCATTTAAAAAGCATTTAAGACAAGATAATTTATGCTAATTGCTATTCTTACAACTAATTCAGACTCGCATCTTGGACACGTTCCGTAAAACTTTGTATCAGAATTTAAATCAATAGTTGATTTATCTAATCTTATACATGCATTACAAGTTGGACATTTGAAATCTTCTATTTTTTCCTCTGAAATCGTGAGATTTGCCATAATTGACTGATTTAAAAACGCCCAATAACTTTGTATAACAGTCAATTGCGGGCGTGTTGCAATGCCGTCATTCGCTCTCTTATTTACTTTATCGCAGCCGGACAGGAAAGCGTTTCAAAGTCCGCAACTGCTGTTATACTTAACGTTATTTTCAAGCGTAGGATACCGTTTCAAACTAGGATTTTACGTCTTTCAGCTTGCATTTCCATTTGAGAATCATGCAGCGTGAAACATTCATAATTCGCTTTGACTCCGTTGAGTCCGGGATTGAGCCAAAAATAACCGTACCACGATCCGGCAAAATTCGCCTTAGTTGAGTGGTAGATAAAAGGAACTTCAAGAAATAGCCCTTTAGAATGTAGCCCTTTTATGGTTGAATTAAACCATGTGACAACTGGCAACACATTTCTAAAGTTTTGTTTTCTTCCGGTGTAGATGTAAAAGGCTTCCCAAAAGTTATTTGACCCTGTTTGCAGAAATCGGATAACTTCGAGTTCTCTTTTGCATACTTGGATTTTATCAAATGTTCTCATATTTAATTGTTTATCGATTTTTGAATCAAAAATTAACGCCTAAAAATAACTTCCAATAACGGTCAAGTCTGGCAGAGTCGGGATGCGGTCGGTATTTCACGCATCGGCATTGCTGGTTTTCGTTGGAAATCCTCTCCGCACCCAGCCCTGCCGTTATTTATGCCGTTAGCGGCAACTTAAAATAGCCGCTTCGTGGACAGCTTTTTGCGCTATTTCTTGACACTCACTTTTACCAAGTGTCAAAATATCGGATTCAAGAAAATAACAACCGACTTGCTTTTTCTTATCGAGAAGAGGCTTTCTTCCAGCCCCTTCTCGTTTGCCGCCTTTTTTATTCTGCATATTCTTTTTCTAATTTTGGAAGTCTTGGTTTCCCAACACATCCAGTTAATTCATTCCATCCCCATTTTATAGCTTCTTTGCCATAAGAGTTGATGAAAATTTCAAACGATTCTATTTTCTCCCACTTCTTCCAACCCATTCCATAACCATTGAAAGAATACGAACGCCAGAAGAATTGATTATCTTCTTTGCGAATTGCAACTTCGATATGAGTTCCATAAGTGTCTGTTCCGTAGAAAATATTAGCTGATTCCATAACAGAATAATTAAGTGTGACTGAATTATCACTCTGTAAAAATACAAAATACTTTTTAATATACAATAGATAATATCATTTATTTTTCAATATTAAGCAATTATTTTTGACAGAAATAAAAGCAGCCGTTAACTTTGTATAGCGGTCAAATCCGGTTGTATCGCTTTGCGTAGTTAAGTTCTCGCATTATCTGTATATCAGTTCGACAGTTCACCGCTCCGAATCCGTCTCTGCCGCTATACATCAGCGTTATTTTCAAGCTTAGGACACCGCCAGAACAGCCCATTTGCCTGAGAATTTGGAATAGTTATAAAATACTTCGTGATAGTTCAGACATTGATAAAATTCAGCTCTCGATGAGAAAATACTTTCAAT